AGAGAACCGCTTTTACGTATAGCAAATAATTTAAGTGATCTTGATGATCCTGCAACTGCACGTACGAACTTAGGTGTAACGGCTGCTGCTGATGTATTACTTGCTGCAAATAACTTAAATGATTTAGATAACGTAGTGACTGCAAGAACAAATCTTGGAGTGTCTGCTACTGCTGATACATTATTAGTTGCTAATGATTTAAGTGATTTAAATGATCCTGCAACGGCTCGTTCTAATTTAGGTGTTGTAGCTTCAACAAATACAGCGGTTACAAATGCTACAAATGATTTTAATTTTAACATTCAGCAAGAAATGCAAATATTGCATTATAGTGAGGATGTTAATGCGGTTGGTAATATAACAGGCGCTGCTGCATTTAATTTTACTGCGGGCAATGTACAGACTGCAACGGTTACAGGTAACGTAAATATTTCATTTAGTAATCCTGCGGCATCTGGTCAAGCGTCTTCAATGACATTAATATTAGATGATGGTGGTGCATTTACAATAACATGGGATGCTAGCATTTTATGGGCTGGAGGAACTGCTCCGACATTAACAACTGCTGGTACTGATTTGTTAGTATTTACAACAATAGATAATGGCACAACATATTATGGTGCTGTTGCTGCATTAGATTTAAGTTAGGAGATTAATGATGTACGTTAAAATAGAAAATAATGAGATTAAGCATAGAGGTAATTTGCCTAAGTCTTATGGGAATATCAGTGGTTTTGATAAACTTGACGATGCAAAATTAGCTGAGTATGGTTTTTATCCTATGGAAGTTAATATGCCTGAATATGATGCTGATGAACAGGAATTAGGTAAGGAAGTTGTTAATTTAGAAGGCGGTAAAGCTAAAGTATCTTTTGAAGTTAAGAACTTAGTTAAGAAAGTCAAAGATGAAAAGATGGCTAACAAGAAAAAGCAGTTAAAGATGATGGCATGCCAGCTATTAAAAAACACTGATTTTATTATGTTAGAGGATAATGGTCTTGATGTTAACAATTTAGCTAAATTAAAAGATATGAGATTAAACCTTATGGGTTTAGAGGCTAAGTTATCTAGCATGACAAAAGCTAATGCTAAGGAATTATTTAATCTTGTTAGAAAGGCAGCGCCTGCAAGTGAGGATAGATTTAATATATTTAATGCAGACATGGAAGCTTTAGCTAACTTTTTAGAAACTCTATAGGGGGTTATATGTTAAGAGATAGAATGTATCAAGCGGCGGCAGGATCGGAAGTAATTGATTTTTTCTTTGCGGGTGGCAATGATGGCACTGTAAGAAAGATTAATTATGACAATACAGTTGCTTGGACAAATAGCGATCATACTTTAGGAGTTCGTGGGCTTTGTTCTGATGGTAGTTTTTTATATGCAGGATCGTTAGATAATGACGTAAGCAAAATAAATATAGCAACTGGTACAAGAGTTTGGGTAAATACTGAACATACTAGTGATGTATATGAAACTGATGTTGATTCTAGTGGCAATGTTTATACGGCCTCTATTGATAATACAGTAAAGAAAATTAATAGTAGTGGTTCGACAATATGGACATGGGCAGGGGTTGGTTTCCCTGTTACTGGTATGTGTGTTGATTTAGCTGGTAATGTTTATGCTACTGTGCAAGATAATACATGGCGTAAATTAAATAGCAGTGGAACATTAGTTGCCACAAATTCAGATCATTCAAATTTTGTTAATGGTATCGCAGTTGATTCAAGTGCAAATGTTTATTCTATTTCCTCTGATGGTGATTTAAGAAAAACAGATAGTGGAAATACTAACGTTTGGACTTATTCGAGTGGTCAAGTTGGTCATGGTTTAGCATTAGATGATTCTAATAATAGTTATATTGGTTTACAAAATGGCGACGTTAGAAAAATCAGTGCTGCTGGTGGGTTAGTGTGGACACAGAATATATCAGCTAATTTAATACTAAATATAAGTTATGATCCAAATGATGGTTATTTATATTGTGCAGACACTGCTGGTAACGCAATAGTATTAGATAATAGTGGTACTGTTATCCAGACTTATGCTGGCTTTCCAAGCGCTGTATTATCTACATCGAATAAGGTTGGAAGATATCCTTACTTTTTTTAAAGGCATTGATATGAATTTATTTGAAATAGTAAGGGCAAGATTAAAAGAGAAGACGACATGGATAGGGGTAGGTATATTGATACTTGCTCTTTATCCGTGTGGCACGGCTGATTATGGTGATAAAGTATTAACTATCTTAGAAAGTATAGCTGAGTTACTAGGCATTGGCTGTATATTGATGAGAGAAAAATAGTAAATAATTTGGGGGAATTATGAAAATATTTGATACGGTTTTTAAATTTGTTATTGATAGAATGCGTGAACGCAGTACATGGGGTGGTATTACGTTTTTAGCGGCGGCTGTTGGTATACATCTTAATCCTGATAATGTTGGTTCTATTATGGAAGGCGCGGCATCTATTATGGGAACTTTGTATATAATGACAAAGGATAAATAAATGGATTTATCTGAGTTGAAGCGCAAACTATTTAAGTTATTATCGATCGGAAGATTTTACGGTAAGTTAGATGAGGAGGCTTTGGCTCAGAAGCGTTTTGTAGATCAATTAAGATATTATTCTATAGAGGGTCGTCTAAAGGCTGTGTGGTGTGCTATCTGCAATGAGAACGCTAGTAATGATAAGAAGTTATTTGGATTAAAGTTAAAGCATTTGGGTAAGATTAGGGGTGCACCTGATCTGGTTTTTTTATGGGATGATGGCAGTGGTTGTATAGAGTTTAAATCAGCTAATGGCAGGCAAACTGAAGATCAGAAGATATATCAAGAGTGGTGTGAATTTAATAATGTGCATTATGAGATAGTAAGAAACCCCAATCAAGCAGAAATGGTTTTGAATAAATGGGGTATCTTGACAATAGATAAGAGATTACCTTGATAATCCTTTATTACGTAATATAAGCCTTTACTTTTAATAACTAAAATATTAATTTAGACGTAAGAGTATTTCTCTTATTTTTGTTAGTGCATGGTTATTATTGTGGTCACTCATAAATACCTACCATGCACTTTTTATTGTTTTTATTTGATATTGAGTAACAAATATAGTATATTTTCTGTGGGTTAATACCTAAATTGTTAACGCACCGTAGTTTTACAAGTTTTGTATAGCATGTTTGTTGCAGCAATAGCTGCGGTGCGTTTTTTATTTTAAATATAGCATAGCTTCTTCTAGTCTTCTTTTAACCAGTCCAGCAAGTACAACTTTGTTAGCATAGCGCCATCTGATAAATTCGCAGGCAGCTGCTAAGTCCTTATCTTTATTGACATATTTTAATAATGTTGATGATCTAAAATTACCTTCACCAATGTTATAAGCAAAACTAACAAGGGCAGAGAATTGATTACGTGTTAATCTTTTTTTAACATATCGATTAACAATATCTTCTGCAATTTCAACATCTTTTTCTAATAATTTGGAAGCTTCTTCTTTGGTAATAGGTTCATTAAATTCTTCATCATCTTTTATTGTATGTCCATAACCTATAGTCATGACGCCGCCGGGGCATTCATAAGGTCTAGATTCGAATCCTTCAAACTTTTTTATTAAGTCTAAACCTGTATCGTTGATAATCATTAATCCCCCTAGCAATAATATCATTGTTTAAATAATGATTCGTTAAAATTAATTTTGGCTTCAGCAAGGATATATTTGAGCATATAGCCCATGAAATAAGTTTCTATCACTGCACGCTCGGATATGTGATAACGTTCTGCAAATAGCTTTATATCGTCTTTAAAGGATGGATCATTATATAGATCTAGAATATCTAGCATAGCGCAATTAGCAAATTGTACTGGCTTCATAGCAAGCACGTCTTGTAATTTTGCTTTATAACGTTTGCAATTAAGGAAATGAGAACTGAATTCTGCTAGTCGATCACTCGTATTTGTCATTAATAAATTTCAATATACCATCTACTTTATCTTGATCAAGCGCAAAGAAGGATGTAACCTTAGCTTTATCAAGCCACTTATTTATAGTATCGTTTGAAATTTTATGTTTGTCAATAAGTTGAAGAACCTTTTGAATTTTTTCATTGAGATCGTCGCTTATATCCTCGGTTTTACTTGGGTTGTTTGGTTCACTCTCTGTTATATTTTCTTCGGTTTGGTTTACTGTTTTTACAGGTTCTGC